CACCCTGATCGCGATTGCCTGGACGCAGGAAGTCTGGGCCTGGATGCCGCTGCGCTTCCTGCTCGGCTTCTTCGCCAATCCGCTTTACGTGATCAGCGAAACCTGGCTGATCACGATCACGCCCGCCCCGCGCCGGGGCCGCATCATGGGCCTCTATTCATCGATCGTTTCGGCTGGCTTCGCCATCGGCCCGCTGTCGCTCGGCCTTGTGGGCACGCAGGGTTGGCCGCCCTTCATGATCGGCATCGTGGCCTTCCCTCTCTGCGGCCTGATCGTGCTTGCGGTCGTGCCGCGCCTGCCGAAGATGCCGCACGAGGGCGAGGCAATATCGGTCGGCGGCTTCTTCGCACTGGCGCCGCTTCTCTTGTTCGCGGTTTTCACTGCTGCCGCCTTCGAGCAGGTCGTGATCTCTTTGTTCGCGGTCTATGGCGTCGCGCTCGGCAGCGCCGAGGCGCGCATCGCTTCGCTCATCGCCTGTTTCACCGCAGGCAATGCCGTGCTGCAGATCTTGCTCGGGCGTGTGGCCGAACAGTTCGGCTCGACGCGGACCATGCTGTTCTGTGTCCTGGCTTGCCTGGCCGGCTGCTTGGCTCTGCCGGCGATCTTCAACTCGTGGCTCATCTGGCCGCTCGTTTTCGTCTGGGGCGGGGTCTCGTTCGGGATCTACACCATATCGCTGATCCAACTCGGCGAGCGTTTCACCGGTCAAGCCTTGATCGCCGGCAACGCGGCCTTCGCGTTCGTATGGGGCATCGGCGGCATCGTGGGCTCGCCCGCGGCGGGCGTCGCGATGCAACTGATCGGACATCAGGGGCTGCCATTGTCCCTTGGCCTGCTGTGCTGTGTACTGGCGGTGTTTCTGATGGCGGAGAGGCGGCGGGTCTGATCGAGGCGCTTGCCTCGTGCCGCGTCGATGGTATGCCGGGATAGAGTGGCTGGGGAACCTGGATTCGAACCAGGACTAACGGAGTCAGAGTGTTCTAACCTCCGTTGAAAAAATTCAGCTTTTCGTCTCTATGTCGCGTCTATGTCGCGTTGACTGCCATCAGGCGGCTCTCAGCATCGGCCAACGCCTGAGCCTCGTCGGCGGCCGGGAAGAGGTGTCCGTAGGTGTCGAACGTCACCTGGATAGACGAATGCCCCATGCGCGCCTGGACCGCCTTGGGAGACAACTCGAGCCCGCCGTCGGCCTTGCTGTTGATGCACCAGGACGCAAACCAATGCCGCAAGGCATGGAGGCCGGTGTACCTGGCCTTGATCACTGGCTCGCCATCCTCACCCTTTTCCTCGACCGTCACGCCCGCCTTGACCAGTGCCGGCCATAAGCCGCGCTTTATGACGTTCTGATGCCACTCGACGTTGCCCTCACCATTCGGGAACACGAGGTTCAAACCGCCCTTCGGGCAGGCCAGTCGCCATTCCTTCAGCGTGTTCACTACCATGGGGGTGAGGGGGATTGTGCGCTGCCCGGCGTCCGACTTCGGCATCCCGATCAAGTGATACTTGTCTGCCCGTTGCCGCACATGGATCTGAGCCTTGGCGAGATCTACATCGGCCCATGACAGACCCCGCAGCTCGGAAGCCCTCATCCCGGTAAAGATTGCCGTGATCAGGAACGGCCGATAGCGGCCCTCAGCGGCTTCAAGGATAGCCCGGACCTCTCCCATGGTCGGAATGTCTACGCCGTACCGCAAACGCGCCTTCTGGCGCTTCTCTGCCTTGCCGGCGCTCTTGCCGCGTCGCTTCGACATCTCATGCACCGCGTTGCGCACCACTAGGCCGCGCTCCTGTGCGTCAGAGAGGATGCTGCCGAGGCTGACCGTCACGCGCTTAATCATCGCGGCCGATCGGGCGTTCTCGCGTAGCTGTTCCTGAAATGCCCGCACGGCCGGCACGTTTATCTTGCTGAGCTTGGTCGCGCCGATCATTGGCTCGATGTGAAGGCTGACATGCTGCTTGTACTGGTCCAGCGTCGACCGCTCCAACCCGGCGCTGGCGCAGCTCTTGAGCCAAAGGGCTCCAGCCTCTTTGACCGTAACCGTGGCGCTGTCAGCGACGTGTACGCCGTCGCGTACTTCGACGCCGGCATTGAGGGCGAAGGAATCAGCATCCTTCTTCTTAGGGAACGTCTTGAGGCGGCGCGTGCCATTGGTGTCGACGTAGTCGACCACCCAGGCCTCTTTCTCAACGCCCTTGGCATTGGTCCATTTGCGTTTGCGAACCGACATTGTTCAGCCTCCCGTAGCCGTGTTGCGCTTTCGCATGGCAGCCACCCGGCATCTGTCGGAACAGTATTTGGCGCTGGAACGTCGCCCGGTGAGGTGGCCCGTCAGGAAGAATTTGCCGCAGTGTTCGCAGGCCGCTAGCCTTGCTCCGTTCGCGGCCACCATAGCTGCCTCCAGCACCATGAAAGCAAACAAGCTTTCCGGTTTAAGAGCCAGCCTGGGGCTTGCGCTGCCTGCCGGAAAATCGAGAATTGGTTTCACAACGTAGCTCCGCCGCTCTATGTGGGATTGGTAAGCTGACGGCCAGAAGGCTTCGTTCACGGCATTGATGGCTTCCATCGAGTCTTCGCCACCGGCCTTGACCATGAGGTTGTGCATCGAGTGCTGTAAAAAGGCCATATCCCCCTGATCAATGCCGCTGGCCTGCTCCCTCTTCGCCGGCAATCTAAATGTCAGCATTCCAAATCGTGAGAGGAACACCTCACGGGCAGCGTCATCGCGGGCGTTCACGAAGTGGAGGGCTATCGGATCTTCCAGATTGGTAAGATCATGGCGCACTGAAACACGTCGAGTGGAGCGATACCTGAACCGGGGTTCAGCCCAATCTCTATCGGCAATAAATTCTCGTGCTTTCTCAAGATATTCTTCCGGGATATCAGCGGCATCATGGGAAACGACCCACGCCCGATGAGCGTGGCGGTAAACAAGTTCATCTTCATTTTCCACTGTACCCCGCCGGGCCAGATACTCGGATCGAGTGTATCCGGTCCAGATGCCTGTGTCCGGGTAAGTCATGCGCACCGCATCGACGAATTCTTGCGGAATTCTGTCCGGTCGCACATCCTCTTCCCATAGTTCGTGCGCGCGCTGTCGCGTTCTGCGTTCGCGCTGGAGCGCCTGCGCCTCATCCGTCCTTTCGACGAATTCCACCCCGTCGGGGCACCGTTCCCAATCTAGTGACAGTCCGAACACGACGGGAACCTCTCTTGTAACGCTTATTTTTTCCTTAACGGTATCTGGTTCTTACCAGTCTTCCAAACCCAGTGCAAGCATGTTACGACTATCTGTAATTACCGTTAAAGATAAGGAGACCGGATCAGTGCAGGAAGCAAAACACGAGGCTGAAATCGTATATGGCGCGGCGAAAATTGCCGATGCCATCGGTGAACCTAACGTTCGCCGCGTCTACTATATGCTGGAAAACGGTCATATTCCCGGTGCGCGCAGGTGGGGGCGGCGCGGATGGGCTTTGAGCATTCCGGCGTTCAGGCGCGCTGTGCACGGGGAGGCCGCCTGATATGACCGGGCTTCCTGTAGCCACGATCAAGAAGAACAGCCGCGAAGAGATCCGCATCTCTCTCGACGTGTTCAATGGGCATCGGTTGTTCAATATGCGCGTGTTCTTCGAAGCAGAAGACGGCGCGATGCGACCGGGCAAAAACGGCTTGGCCTTCAAGGTCGAAAAGCTGGAAGAGTTTGCCGAAGCAGTCACAACCGGGCTGATGACGGCGAAGTCGAAAGGCTTTCTCAAATGAGCGCGGCGGCGGGGGAGGTAGGGGGCGGCCTTCGAGTCGCCTCTTCTGTAATGGATGCCGCCCGCTGGCTTGCTGGTGGGGGTGCTGCGGACGGTGAAGCCGTGGTCCCTCAGCTTCGCCGCGACTTCGGCCTCTCTGCGAAAGAGGCAATCGACGCGATTCGCGCGGCTCAACAGATACGGGGCGCGCGGGCATGAGCAAGAAATACAAGCGCAAAGGCCAGCAGAAATTTGTTCTGGTGTGGGCGGCGACGATGAAAACAGCCGCGTGGGCTGACCTGACACCCGCCGACATCGCGGTCTATCTGCAAGTCAAATACCGATACAACGGGACGAACAACGGGGGCATTGTCTGCGGCTGCCGCGAACTGGCAACTGCCTGCAACATATCGAAGGACACGGCTAATCGCTCGCTGGTGCGGCTCCAGGAGCGGGGCTTCATCAAGGCGGTGAAGCAGGGCTATTTCCGTCCGGGCTCTTCGGAAGATGGGTCGCTCAAGAACCGCGCGACCGAATGGCGGCTGACCGAATATCCCTGTGACGTGACCGGGGAACTGCCGACTAAGGATTATCATCGTTGGGAGCCGAACATTATTTCGGTCGCGCCTCGGGGACAGCGGGTATCACTACAGGGACCGTCGACCCTAAAACTGGTGGCTGCCAATGGTTGACGGTATCACCACAGGGACCGTGACCCTGATACCCGGCCAAATCGGGTATCACCACAGGGACACATATATATCTACCACAGGGGATACTGCGACGGGTAAGCGCTGTGCTAGCCCCCATGAGCGCAGCGTACCCAAAACGCAGGCGCTCGATGGGGGCGGTGTGTCGAGTGCTGCCCTACTCCCTACCTTCCTTCCAAAGCCTTCTGAAAAAAAGGGGTGCCGGCATGGCTGAACATTCCTTTCCTCTCTTCGAATGGGACCCGCCCGCAAAAGTGGTGGCCTTCCCTTTATCAAGGAGGCTGGCAAAAATTCGGCGCGTCGCCGATCTGCTCGACAAGCGGCAAGGCTCCGAAGCGGATTCCTACTGGAAGACCACGGTGCGCGGGCTCGCCGATCAACTGGCGCGGGCTGGTGTCCCTGCTGACGACATCAACCGTGAACTGCTGGAATTTCAAGAGGCGGTCCAGGCCGAACTTCGGCGGCGCTTCACAAGCTGGGAACCGGGGGACTGCGCATGATGACGGAAGATGAACCCGGTTTGCCGCTCGGGGATGCGGTCGCGAAGCCTGAACCGCAAGCGGATGCTAGCGAACCGTACCTGCCGCTAGAAACGGAAACTGGCAGCAAAATCGATTGGAACAACAGCGAGGATGTAATCGTGCGGGAACAACGGTCGATTGCGGTCTATCGGAACCGTTATGGCGGCGTCGTCATCCTGGAAGAGGCCGGCGCGCTCGATGACGAAGACATGTGGATGGTGCTGTCTTCTCAAGAGGCGCTTCGCCGGCTGATAGCCGCGCTTCAAGAGCATTTGGAATGATGATGCCTCGCGTGCATGCGCGTGCGCGCGCGTGAGGGCAACAGAAAAGGGCAATTGGCACATGAACAAGCACGTTGACACGAAATGGCCGTGGTATGCGGTCCAGACCGATCCCATGGCGGAAATCAAGGCGGCTCGCGAATTGAAGCTGGGCGGCTATGAAGCGTACTGTCCGACTTGGCGCAAGGAGTACCGGCATCACCGAACGAAAAAGTGGACATCCAAGGAATTTGCTCTTTTTGGCCGCTACGTTTTCATTCGCCTTGCGGCGGACCTGGGCGGGCTCGAAACATTCGACGGTGTTCAGGGCCTTCTCCGAACCAAGCAAGGCTTCGCGGTGCCGATCGATGAAGACGAGATGGCGCGGCTCAAGCGGCTTGTCGACACTGGCGTCTTGGACCAGATGCGCGACCACGGCCTGAAGATTAAGCCCGGTCCCGTGCGGATTGAGGAAGGGCAATTCGTCGGCCTCGTCGGGCTGCTGGAAAGCGTGAAGGATGCCGGGAGGGCTCGGGTGCTTGTGGAAATCCTCGGGCGTTCGGTGCCTACGGAAATCGAAGTCGAGAACCTGGTGCAAGTGTGATGGCGCAAGACATCGGCGCAATAGACTTCGCCGACTTCACGCGGCAAGCGGGCAAGCCTGACCGCGCCGAAATCAAGGTCGGAAGCCTGCCAGCTTTCACCGCATGGATAGAGCGGCAAATCCCGCTCGTCCGTGACGATAGCTATCTCGGGCGGGGCGCTTCATTCGTTGGCGTGCCGGTGGTCCATAGCAGGCTGGTTCCCGGCAACATGGCTGTGCTGCTGGTCAATGATGAGGTGCAAGCCGTCGTAAGGCTCGATTCGGCGGGGTGTCGGACAATGGACGCAGACAACCATCTGTAATTGTTCACGTTATCAGGAGCCGGGACGCACGGAAGACGCAGCCGGGACGCAAGCACCTGGGGACACTCGGCGGGACAGTGCGCGGGACGCATCATAGGAATAAAAGCCGAAACAGTGTTCATAGAACTTGCAACGAAGGCGATTCCGTGCGATATTGTCGGGGTTGATTTGCGTCCGTCTGTGCGGGGCCATTTTGCGCTACACGCCGGGACGATGTGGGGAACCTTCCGCCCCCACGGGTAGGGCATATTGCCTGGAATTTAGCTTAGAGTTCCCCATTCGTCCGACCAGCGCGCGTCACCTTCGAGCAGAATCACAACGCGCTGTAACGCTAGACTTCTCTGGGTTCGGATGGCGTGGTTCAAGACATCGGGCACGGGTTGTGGGTTACCGAGAGCGGGTCCCACTATCATCCCGTAGGAGCCCATTCTAGGGTCCCAATCAGCCTCGGCTACCGTTTGGCCGTCAACAACGAAGACGCGAACGGTCACCGCATCTGGCGTTTCATCGGTGTAAACGCGCTCAAAGACGTTGGCAGAAGGCACGTCAGCTACTCCACACCCATGATAAACGGGATGGCCCCACCCTGCGCCTCACGCTTTGCCTTCTCTAGGAAAGCAAGCCGATCATCGGCCTCATAGTGCCTGATGGTTTCAAGACTAGATCGTGAAATGCGAAATCTGCCGCAGGTCGGACAGATCATCTCGGCGAAATCTCCGATGCGCGGTAGAGCCTCTCTCGCCGGCTCATTCGACACGGGGCAGTCGTCATTGCTCCAGTCCATTGCTCGCTCTCCTTCCGAGAGATAGCAAAGCACCAACACTGTTTTCGGGCAAGCGCCCGTCATCGAATCTGCCCCGGTCCTTTCAGCGCTGATACCGGCTACGCGTCCAAAAGCTTCCGCTCGATCCTCAGAAGAATTCGGTGGGGCAGTGCGCTAAGGGGTTAGCGTCCATTGGACCGGGTAAGCGGTTGCGCCGGAACCTCTCTAACAAGCTCAGTTGGTTCGGCCGCCTCTCGACTGCACCATGTCGAGGAACTGCTGTAGGTTCCCGACCATCGCTTGGGCACCTTCCTCGTTGATGGCGAATTCGAAGGTCAAATCGCCGGTCTGAAGGGTAAGAACGGCAACTATCGTCTGGCCATCTTCCGATTCCACGGCGTCCATTGCGAAGCCGGTCACGGGCATTGGGGTATCGGTCATGACGGTTCCTTTCAGTCCAGCGGCTCGCCTGGGTATGTCTGCTTCCAGAGCATTCGGTGACTCGCTGCGACTATCTGGCGGATGCCAGTCAACTCGCCGTAGAGGCCGACAAGCGCCGCGCCAATGAACACGGCTGTCCAAGTGTAAGCGCCGTCGAATTCCCACCAGTTCACTATCAGCGGACCAACCGCGAAAAACAGGTTGGTAGCTCCTTGGCCTAATTCCTTCATTGGTTTCCCCTCCGCAGAACCTTCCCATACTAGCAAAGAAAATCCCCAGCACATGAGCGATTTAACTGCAAAGCGGGAAGCGTTCGCACTGGCCTATGTCGAGACCGGCAACGGCTCCAAGGCCTATCGGCAGGCGTTCGATGTCGGGAAGGATACCAAGCCAGAAACCATCTGGTCGGAAGCCTCTCGCCTCCTGGCTGACCCTAAGGTGTCCGCAAGGGTGGATGAGCTCCAGGCGACGGCTCGCGACATGGCGCTAGTCTCGGTCGGGACGCTGACCAAAGAGCTAGAAGAGGCTCGGTCAATGGCGATGACAGAGAAGACGCCTTCGGCCGCTATCAGCGCCACGATGGGCAAAGCCAAGCTACATGGCCTGCTGGTTGAAAAGGTCGAGGCAACCGGGAAAGACGGTGCGCCGCTGGTGCCTGAGACATCATCCCGCGAACTGGCGAAGGCTATTTCCTACCTCCTGGCAAAAGGCCTGAAAGCGAAGGCTGGTGGCTGACGCGGTAGCAGTCGACCTTCGGGCGCTCGAATCCGTCATAAGCCAACTATCTGCCGAAGACCGGCAGGAACTGGTCGCTATGGCCGCTGGCGAACTCGCCAAGCCGTTCCGGCCTAATCCTGGGGCTCAGACCGAAGCGTTGGAAAGCCTTGCTGATATCCTGCTGTATGGCGGGCAAGCGGGCGGCGGCAAGTCGGCGCTGGAAGTCGGGTGCGCCGCTAACAATCACATGTCGGGGCTGATCCTCCGACGCGAAGCTTCGCAACTAGACGGCCTGATTGAGTTCTCCCGGCAAATCCTCTCCGATCACGGAGAGTTCGTCGGCGGCAACGATAACGTCTGGAAGCTGAACAACGGGGGCCGCATCAAGTTCGCCGGCCTCAAGCAACCCGACGACTGGCGCAAGCACGCTGGCAATGCTCGGGATTTTATCGCGTTCGATGAAGCGGGTGAGTTTCTAAAGGAACAGGTCTTCTCGCTCATAGGCTGGCTGCGCACCACGAAAGAGGGGCAACGCTGCCGGGTCATCCTCGGGTCAAACCCGCCGCGTGGTGGCGATGGCCTCTGGATGATTGAAGAGTTCGCGCCGTGGCTCGATCCCAACTATCCGAACCGGGCTCTGCCTGGGGAACTGCGCTGGGCTATCGTGGTCGGCGGCACAACGGAATGGGTCGACGGTCCTGGCGCATATGAACGTGGCGGCGAAGAGTACGTCGCAATGTCCCGGACCTTCATCCCGGCCGGTCTCGATGACAACCCGTATGTCGACCCTGGCTATAGGGCTCGCCTCCAGGCTCTCCCGGAACCGCTTCGCTCGCAACTGCTGTACGGCGATTTCCAAGCCGGCCGCGAAGATGACGAATGGCAACTGTTCCCTGGTGAGTGGGTAAAGGCCGCACAAGCAAGGTGGAAGCCTGACGGCTATCAGGGCCTCAAGATGACGGCTCTGGCTGTCGACGTGGCGCAAGGTGGCCCTGACAGTTCGACGCTCGCCCCTCGATACGGGACATGGTTTGCGCCGCTGGTCGTGAAGCCTGGCGCTGAAACGCCTGACGGGCCTGCAATCGGGGCAATGGTCTTCGGGGCTCGTCGTGACGGTGCTGGCGTCATCATCGATGTGGGCGGCGGGTATGGTGGCGGCGCGGTAACGTTCCTCAAGGACAACGGCGTCTCTGTCTCGGCCTACAACGCCTCGCACACCTCAACGGCTCGCTCGAGCGATGGGCAGTGGACTTTCCTTAACAAGCGGGCCGAAGCGCATTGGCGTCTTCGTGAGGCTCTAGACCCTTCGCAAGAGGGCGGGTCCATCATTGCTCTGCCTCCGGACCCTTTGCTGCTCGCCGATCTGATCGCCATCCGGTGGAAGCCGGTAAAGGTGGCGACAATCCAGGTTGAAGAGAAAGTCGCAATCAAAGCTCGGCTCGGGCGCTCTCCTGATCGTGGCGACGCGGTTGTCATGGCCTGGTCGGAAGGCACGAAACTAGCAATCCGCAAGCTGCATAGCGATGCGCTAGGCGGGCGGCTCCCTCAAGTGGTGGTCGGCCATGCCGGCGCAAAGAAAGGTCGGCGGTAATGGATCTGAAACAGACGCTCCACGGCATGACGCTGCTGGGCATCGTGGCCGCTGCTGGCCTCGTCCAGGGCAACGAAACGGCGTGGCAGATGGCTGGCCTGTGTGCGGCCATGGCCTTCGTGACGGAAGAACTGCGGACGGCAGGCGACGCGTGGGCGCGTCCATCCCTGCATGTGGCGGCATTCATCACGGCAATGGTGTCCTGGGCTGCGGCATCCATCGCCGCGACTTCCCTGCTCTGAACGGAAAAGGAAACAAATCCTATGTCGAACCTCTTCAAAAAGCCGGAACAGCCGAAGCTTCAGCCTGTGACCCGCATGCCGGATCAGGAAGACCCTGCCATCAAGGAAGAGCGTCGGAAGCGTGCTGCCGAGATGCGGGCGCGTGGCGGTCGGGATTCGACCATCATGTCTGACAATCTGGTCGGCGCTACCGGCAAGCTGGGGGCCTAAATGGCTATCTCCCGCCCGGTTCAAGACATCATTGAGCATGGGAACCGTCTGTTCACGCAGAAGGAACCTCTCAATATCCATTGTCAGGAGCTGGCGGAACACTTCTACTATGACCGGGCCGACTTCACGGGCTCGCTCAACATCGGCGATGACTTCGCTGCGGGCTCCTTCACCTCCCGCGCCTCCCTCTATCGTCGGGAACTCGGCGACTCCTACCGGACGTTTCTGCGGCCTCCTGACTTCTTCGAAGTGAAGGCGCTGGATGATGACCGCAACAAGCGCTCTGACGCTCGGGAATGGCTGCAATACGCTACGAAGCTCCAGCGCTCGGCCATGTACCGGCAGGGGGCGTTCTTCACTCGGGCAACCAATATCGGCGACCATGACCACGTGACCTTCGGACAAGCGGTGCTTGATGTCTGCCCGACAAAGGAACGCAACGCGCTCTATTACAAGGCGTGGCATTTCCGCGATGTGGCCTGGGCCGAAGACTACACTGGCGCGATTTCGGACGTTCACCGCAACGAGACGTGCGACCTGATCAACGTCGTCCAGCTATTCGGCGACAAGGTACCGGAAGCGCTGCGCAAGGACGCGGGGAAGACGCCTCGCCGGCCAATCAAGCTTCGTCATGTGGTAGTGCCTTCGGGCTCCTATGACCTGGGCTATACGCCTCGCAAGGGGCAGGATTGGGCCTCTCTGTGGGTGATGCCTGACGAAGGCGAAGTCATTGAGAACATAGCGCGAAGCTATCGCGGCTATGTCATTCCTCGGGCTGCTACCGTCTCGGGCTCGCAATATGCCCGCTCGCCGTTCACCTCCATCATTCTGCCGGATGCCCGCACAACGCAGGCTATCGAACGCATTCTGCTTGAAGCCGGCGAAAAGGCGATTGACCCGCCGATGATTGGGCAACTCGACGTTGTGCGCTCCGATGTCGGCCTGTATGCGGGCGGCATTACCTGGCTCGATGCGCAGTATGATGAACGCCTGGGCGAAGGCCTGCGACCTCTCAACATTGACAGTTCGGCGCTGCCGCACGGCTCGGACATGGCTGCCCGGTTCGATATGGTCATCCGTGAAGGCCTGATGCGCAATCAAATCAGCCTGCCGGAAACTTCGGGCAAGACGGCCTACGAAGTCCGCAAGATTGTCGAACAGCAAATGCGGGCGCACATTCCAATCTTCGAACCTGTCGAGGTGGAATACAACGAACCGCTCTGCGCCGAGACGTTCGCCGTCATGCGCGCCATGGGTGCGTTCCCGGTCGATGAAATCCCGCAATCGCTCCAGAACTCCAGCATCGAGTTTTCTTTCAAGTCGCCGATTAAGGAGCTGGAAGACGACGGCATGCGTCACAAGTTCGTCGAGGGCATGGAACTGCTCTCGGTCGCGGCCAAGGTCGACCCGCTCGTCGCCAAGCTTCCGAACGCCGTGGAAATCTCGAAAGACCTGTTGCGCGGCACGGGCTGGAAAGAAAGCTGGATCAACGACGACAAGGCGCTGGCGAAGGCTTCGGAAGCCATGGACGCCGAAATCCAGGCGCAAGGACAGGCCGAAGCGGTGGGTGGCGTTGCCGCTGCTGCCGGCAAGGCTGCTCCGATGGTCAAGGCGATGGCTGACATGGGGCAAGCTGCCTGATGGAACGGCCTCATATCGCTTTCATGCCGGCGAAGTACGATGACTTGGACGTTGAGGCTATCAAGGCGATAGCTGCCGGCAATGCTTCGCCCGGTCAACAGCAACGCGGCCTCAACTGGATCATACACAAGGCGGCGATGACCTACGATGAACCTTTTGTTCCCGGCCAAGTGGATCTGACTTCGCACCTCACCGGGCGGGCCAATGTTGGCCGGCAAATCGTCAAGCTGGTGAACGTGCCAATTGACCTTCTCTCCAAGAAGTAAAACCCCGAAAGGCTGATTATGGCTGATGATACCATTGCGGCGGGCGCTACGGCGTCTGCTGGTGACACTGGCGCTGTCGATACCTCGGCTGCTGCCGTTGCCTCTCCTGCGGCCTCTGTAGCGGCTCCTGCTGCGGCGGCGGCTGCTGACCCGGCGAAGGC